TCCTGTGCTTTATCGGAAATAATATCCCAATGGTCGTTGGGTATTTCCTCAAGTCCTAACTGCTTTGTAACATCGGCTTTCTGATTTTCGAGCAATTCCTTATTCTTTTCGGAGTACATAGTCTTACGCACTGTTTCCGAAATTCTAATCTCTGCTTTTTTATTAGAAAGTTCTCGTTGTTGTTTTAGCAGTCCTTCTTTCCGTTTGCTAAGTTTTTTGAAAACATCATCATCTGAATCAAGTTCAGCGTCAAAATCATCTTTAAGTTGTTTGTCTATCTTATTAAGACGAGAAGATAGAGAGTCTTCTTCTTCTTCAAGTTCTTGAAGCGGACTTACTTTTGCGATTTTGCCTTTTCGTGCTTCACCTAAATCATTTCCGAGTTTTCCTATGTGCTGTTGTTTCTTATAGATTTCGCCAATAAGCTCGTCAGTACTTTTTCCTTTATAACTCTCAGCAAATTCAGAAGGCAGCTCTCCAGACTTTTCAGTGTCCGGGTCTCCCTTTTTGGGTTCGGGTTTTTTTTGTTCTGTGTTGCTTTCTTCTTTATTGCCGATAATATCCTCAATGTTTCCATCAATTTCAATACCGTCAATAGAAGTTTTAACAATCTCTTGTTCTCTTTCTTCTGTTGGCATTTTTAATTACTCCTTATTGTCTTTGTTGTTGTGATTGTTGTGGCATTTCTTGTGCCAGCTTTTCATTTACGAATTGTTCTTCAGCAAGCATATCTTGAATTGACATACCTTTTTGTGCCATCTTTATCCACTCCGCCTTATCTTTAAGATTAGAATTCTCAATTATTATAGTCCAATCTATTGCGTTAGGAGGGTATCCTGCATTTAATAATGTTTGTATCATAGCAAGATTTTGATTGAAAGTTTTATCTCTCTGTATCGGGCTGCTATCTCCATTGTCTAAAACAGCCTGTGCTTTTGCAGTTCTTACATCGTTATAAGTAACATCCCCAAGTTTAACATTTATAATCTCAAAATCTAATCCGCCTTTATTATTTCTTTTTTTATCAACTATTCTATCATCTTCAAAGTAAACATCTTTTACGAGTTCTAAATAATCCTGTGCTAAACGAAGATTACACTTTGATTTCTCTTCGTAATATGGGTTAGTGGTTACAAGCCCTCTTTCAACTTTAGCGTCAAATAAAGCACCACTTTCGCCTGATTTACCACCCTTACCCTCCATCGCGGGAGTTACATTAGATATTTCATTTATCCATTCTAACGATAATAACATATCAGCGTGTATTGCATTCAATGCAGCGACATTACCGCCACCTGTTTGTCTGCCACCCCAATTATTCATATTGCGAAGTTTTACTACTTGGAATGGATTACCACGATTTGCCTCAAGGTCTTTAATTGCAGTATCTTCCATTTGGTTAATCGGATAAATCTCTTTCAATACTTGTGACATCATATCAGCGTGTTGAGACTTAGCTTTAGATATAGAGTCTTGTACATCTGTTATCAAATACATTAATGATGGTTGTTTACGCTTTTCCATAGCCCAGTCATAGCTTGCACAAGGGAAGAATGAAAATCTTGAAGTATCAAACTTGTACTCTTCTTTCTGTAATACAAGATCGTGTGATGGTAATATAGAAGTTACTTTAATGCGTGTTCCGACAGCGTCTTTTATATAGTCAACTTTATTTCCATTATTTGCGTACCTATCGCTTTCTTGCTTAGTTAATGACATTATCTGACCGTTAACATCAACAATTTCTAATTTCGTACTTACTCTGTCCTCGTGTTGTACTACAAGGTATTTATCTCCGTCTATTACTTGCTTTGAATTATAATATCCTTCTCCGACTCTTGATTGAACCTCGTTATATGAAGATTGTATTTCTAATGCAGTAAAAGGATTAGGTTTGAATTTTGTATTTATTGCGTCTCTGGTCATCCACTCATCAATAGCTACATAGTCACAATCATATAAATTAAGTTTCTTGAATGTACAATCCGGGTGTACTAAAAAACTGTCTAATACATCATACTTGAAAGTAAGCTGACCATAATCATCAATATCAATAAACCTTCTGAGCCAACCCATAATAGGATAACATAATCCCATTGACATAGTCTTTACAAGTTTTGTAGTTAATTCTTCTCTCTGACATATATAATCCCAATTATCCGATAATGTGTGTATTACTCTGTCTGATGTAGGATATCTTGCTTCAAAAATAGTCTTACGTCTATTGGCTATCTCTTGACCTTCAAGTGCAATCAACTTAGATATGATTACACCAAACTTCATTAATGGTTTATGAAATTTATTTGCTTCTTGTATTTGTTTTGCCGTATAAGGTTCGTGTTCAATGAAGGTCTTTACAAGCTCACTCTTCTTTGTAGCTTCTGCCCAGCCGGAAATTGAAGCGTCTCGTAAGGTCATTATCCTTATTACTGTATTATTCGTTTGAGTTTCTTGCATTTTATTCCTTAATAACTTAAATAATCTCGTGCAAATTCTCCTTGCACAGTTTCATTTGCTATAATTCCTGCCTTCAACTTAGCCCTAAACGATGTATCTTTTTTGTCAAGATTTATTTCTACAAATCCTCCAAGTAACATCATAAGGAAGTATCTTTCTTCATCATAGCAATGGTCAAAAGTCTTTGTATCAACGTCATTCGGGTTGCGAGGATCTGCCGGAAGATTAGGTATAGATGAATTAGTATTTTGACAACAACTTAAATGCCTCATTCTTGGCAATCCATTAGGCTGCATTCGTAAAGCGTCAACCATTGCAGCAGCTCCGGTTACTCTATCATTCTTACCTTTAGTTAAATAAATTCCCTCTTTCGCATACTCATCATAAAATGTATAAAAATTACTGCCGGCATCTCTCGTTTCCCAATAACTCTTAGGGTCTGCTACAACTATATCAAAATCATCTATATAAAGCCTGTGGCGATCGTGTAATATCTTCTTAGTATATTGTGCCTGCTCTACAATAGATAAGCCACTCTCCACTATCTCATCAAACTTAATGATACTCATATCCTTAGCAACTGCATACATTCCACAAGCCCAAGCACTCTTCTCAGAAAAACCATAATCATTTGACATATAAAGACGATAACCATTCTCTTTCCAATCAAACAATCTACGTGCCTCTATTAATTCAACAGCTCCCTTTACCTTGTAAAACTCATACTCGTCTATTACGTGCTTATCCTCATTCCACATATCAAAAAATTGTCCCGCGAACTTATCCCATCTGCCAAACAACCACATACTCTGTAATATCTTATTCTTATTCAAAAGATTAGATACATAACGCTCATCTTTCTCTGCTAAATGAGGATTGTCAAATACTAACGATGGTATAAATAATAAACGCTCTCCTGACTTCGTTACATAAGGCTTATTAGCTTTCAATGGCTGATAATATATATCAAACTTAGGAACATATATCTGCTCACCATCAGGCAACGGAGGACATACATCTACAAATTTCTCCTTTACCCACTTATGACCCCTGCCTCCCGGATTTGTTGTGTAAATTATCTTCGCCGGTATTCGGAAACTGTCATCTATAGGCTCTGCACTTCTACAACAAGACTCCGCCATCTCTATCATCTCTTGCTCATACTGTGTTAACTCCTCTACTACAAATCTGTGGAAGTTTGGACCCTGAAAAAACTCCAATGTATCATCATCAGATAACGGTCTAAGATATATCTTAGCTCCAGATGGGAAACGCCAACAATAATCCTTCTTGTTAAACTTCCCACGAAAATACGGATACACCTTTCCCATCTCCACCAACGTATTCGTGTTGATTGCAGGGATTGTTCTTCTCGCTACTACTCCCATATAATTCCGATAGTCTATTAAATACTTATAAAAAATCCTGATTCCATTATCTATCTTCATCCGGAAACCCTTTTTGTTGATTCCACGCTCTGACATCTCTCGGTCTGTATAAATCTCTATTACCTCAAGTGCTATCGCTAACGCTGTACCCATTGTCTTTGCACCACCACGAGCTCCTCCATACAAAATGACGTCTGCTTTAGCATTCATTAACTGAACCTGCTTAGGTAAAAACTCTAACATAATTACTCCCCTTTTTATTATCACTGTCAATAACAACTCTATTTCATATATCTTGTAAATTATGTCAACCTGTTTTTATTAATAACTTATACTTTCCTCGTCTTTTCTTGTAACTACTGAAATCCAAAAAGTCCGATACAGGGGAGCAATATATATATAGCCCCCCGCCTCCCCCTCCGCTGGCTCGATTCCAACCTTAAATATCACACACACTGCCTCTGTAACTTGGTTGACAGGTGTAAACTAAGTTGGTTGACAATTCACCTATCTGTCAGGGCTGGTCAAAACAGCTCAAAGCCTTTCTGCGAGTGGTGTTTAGCGTGGTTTACAAAAGTTTGGAACGTTTCTTGCAATTAATGGGTGCGAACTAAAACAAATTGAGAAGAGTTATAATGAAACAGATTAAAACATTAACCCCGCCGGGTGTAATAGCCCGGCTACAAAACAATGAGAGGTAGAAAAATGAGAAATTTCAAAATAAATAATGGACAATTCCGAGTACTCGCCGCTCGAATAGGCGGTCTATTCCATTCAATTCTTTCAGAGACAGGCTTGATGGCTGTCAAGGAAACAGTTAATTTCTGCAAAAAAGCAGAATCGAGAATGAGAGAAGAAGTATTGTCAGGTGCGGGATCTGACAATATCAAAAAAATGCTTCTGAAAGAGGCGTTTCATCGCGTTCCATTCGCCATAAGTGCAAACAGCTACGGGTGGACTACACTGTCGGGGGGCGCAATGATAGTGGAGAGAACCGGCAGTTGCTCTATAAATATTAGAGTCAGTGACCATTCCAATCTCTGCCGATTCATAGAAGAATTGGCATAAAAAAAAAGACCAACCACGCCGGCGGGCAACTGCCGGCCACAAACAGGGAGGTATTAAGAAAAAGCTAACACAATCAGAAGCAAGGGAAATCGT